TATACTTCTTTATATTCTTATCTTTCTTATATTCTTATATTGCTGTTAGTTCCCTGTTAGTTCCCTGTTAGGTCCCTGTTAGATTCCCTGTTAGATTCCCTGTTACCCTGTGAGTCTGTGGCTTGATATTTTGCGTAATTTACTATCGTTATAAGCCTTCCACACCCTGTTAGTTCGTCTGTTATTTCCCCTGTTAATTTTAGGTGATTTAGTGCAGTGCGTACATTCATGCATGTTAAACCTGTATTTTTAGATAGCGATGGTAAGGATTCAAGAACTTGACCTTTTTTTATTTTGATTGTTCTAAATTCTTGTTCTTCATCCAGCCAACTAGCACGCAATAACAGATAGTGCCACAAGTGCGCAGTATTAGGGTCTTTAAACCATCTCCAGTTCAGCAGCGAACGATGTTCCTTAATCCATCCACTATCATTTCTACTCATACTTCACCTCTTAGAACGGCAAATCATCGGGACTTACATCTACATTAGGAAGACAATCAAAGTCTGACATTTGCTGTGGCTTTGGTTCCTGTGTTGGTTTAGGAGCATATGTTTGTTCCTGCTGTCTTGTCTGAGTGCTGTGTAACAAATTGACTGAATTAGCTAATACTTCAACCACATACACCCTCTGACCATCACGATCATAGCTGCGTGTCTGTAGCCTTCCTTCAACGCCAACTGTATCGCCTTTGTGCGCGTAGTTTCCTAGGAAATCAGCACTTCCACGCCATGCTACACAGTTAATAAAGTCTGCTGATTGTGTACCACTGTTCTTTTGCTCTGCAGACAATCTTCTATCACAAGCAACTGTGAACGATGCAACGGATAATCCGCTTTGTGTTCTTCTTAACTCAATATCTTTTGTGAGTCTTCCAACTAAAACAACACTATTAATCATTGTTGACTCTCCTTATTAACTTCCGACAATCTCACTACAACTCTAGAATTGTCATCATATGCTTTGTATACATACAACTCTGTTACCTGCTTATCATCCAAGAATGCTAAGCCATTCAAGCTATCAAGAATAATCTTGGCAATGTTATCGGAATCAGGCTTCACAGTTGGTAGCAGCTTGCATGCAATCGCATCACGCTGTTTTTGTTTTGAAAATGATTTTGGGATTGGAAAGTAAGCAAGTATCTGAACCTTTAATGCTTTATCAGTTGGCTCATATCCAATCGGCAATGATTCCTGTGCACAGAATCTAACTTTTTTCTCATAATCTGCAGTATCTTTTGGGGTATAAGTGAAACCACGCTTTGTAAAACGTGGTCTCCCTTTTCCCTTTGGCTCACCAGGAACTGTAATGATGATGTCATTCATGGATTTCTCCTGTTTCTGCATCAATCACCGTATCAAAATGAATTGCGTCTTCATCTTCTGTATTATTGATAGAAGGTTGTACCGTCATGTCATTCTCATATGCTGTCTGCATATCAATAGACATAATTCCCCACTTAGAAATTAGTTGTCTTAACATTGTTTTTTGAGCCATACCATCGAAGTCCTTTTCCCAAAATGTGTACCCCTTGTGTGCTCTATATCCCATACTGTATTTTTCGGCATGTGCTACCATCTTCTCTTTTGACCAGTAAATAGATTTTTTAAATCCATTGATAAGCTCCAATGTTGCATAATATCCGATTGTAGGTGCCTTTTCTCTTTCAACTTCATCGCTAATTAGCTCTACTTTGATTTCTTCATCAAGTGCGTTATAACTAACTAATTCACCCTCCTTAATAGGTAATACGTTAATGCGTTTGTACTGACCGGATCTGATTGCTAGCTGCAACATTCCTTTATAACCAAGTTGGAAAGTAGCTACCTTACCTTTATTTTTATCGTTAAACGGCACCATGTAATACTGTCCTAATTGTGGTGAAGGTGATAACTTTAAGCTTTCACCGAGTAATGCTGCGCTAATGATTGACATTCCGTCACACTCTCTTAACTGAGCATTTGTACTAACCGCACTAATAAGTGAAGATGTGAATGTCTTTGTCTTCATAGCATCTCCAAGCGTTCCAGATAAACTATGTTGTACTGCATCGGATTTTAATAATGCACTGAATTGTAATTTCTTTGCGTTTGCTACTGCATTCGTTGTTTTATTTGTTGCTGGTACAGATGGTGTAACTGCCTGTTTAATTTCTGTCATAATGTTTTCTCCTTGATTTTTGTTATTTTGAATACTCTTGATTGAGTTGTTTTTAGATATTTTTGGTAAATATCTGGATGCTCACTTTCTAATCGTTTGGCATCGATTGATGATCTATTTTGCGTTTTCCATGAGACTTTGTACGCAGCTGTGAATCCGCCTTCGTGCTCGCCAATCTCTGCTTTAATTTTGTTTTGATACTCCGCTTTAATTTTGTTCAAAGCATCTATCTGTACATCTACATCTTGAATTGATTGTAAGCATTGTGTGACTGTGCTTGAGTAGCTTAGATCAATCACATCTTGTGTATCGTCTGAATATCGTTTCTGGAGCGCGTTAGATGTGCTTTCTGAACCATCTATCTCTGGGGCAGTATTATTTACCACCAACTCCCAAAACGCTTGTTCTGCACTTAATAATGCATCTATATGCTCGTCATTTCGGTCAATCTGTAGGATATGGAATTGTGTATTGTCTTTTTTAACTGCGATATACCATTTCTCACACCCTGTCAGCATCATGTAATGCATGCATTGCCAGTAATATTGAGGCGGTATCTCTCCATCCTGATATGCTGTCTTATTCCAGGCGGATGTTGTCTTACACTCCAAACCAGCATTTTCTCCAACGACCATGCGATCAACATGCCCAGCTAAGAATGGATATTCTTTGCAAAGGTATGTCATGTTAGAACGTCGTACAGATTTGCCCGTTTCTAAACAGAAGCGCTTAGCTACGATTTCCTCTTCTTCTGTGCCAAACCAAACCTGTAGCTTATCGCTAATATCATCTGGTTCAAGCTGTCCGGTTTTCTCTAGCCATAATTCATATTGAGATTTCCACGGATTGACATTCATGATTGTTCCTGCATCACTGCCACCAATAAACTTATGTCTATCCTTTGCTGGATCTCCGCTAAATGGCTTTCTATAAAGTGTTAATTTCTCCATTTGATTTCCTCGTATTTCTTATTCCAATTGAGTTGTGCGTTCTCCATTGCTTCATCAAACATCTCTTCATATTTGTCTTTTTCAGGAGTGATAAATGATGGGAAATCTTCTTCTATAATCACTAGATCACTCTTCGTCTTCTGTATCATCTTCTTTTTCCTCTATATCCTCCGATGAGCAAAATGGGCATACTGGATAAGTCCGATAAGAATAATCGTGATATCCCTTTTCCCATTTCATATCGTCATCTGCAAATGTTCTGTGGCAGTGTTCGCAATACATTTCCATTAGTCGATACCTAGAACGAACGTGATGAACTTTACGAATAAAGCTGCGTAGAAAATACAAATGCTTAATTTGAATGCTTTATCACTGTATTTTTTTGTTTTCATTGTTCTACCCTTTCTAAAAAAGTGTTAATTGTTCCTGCTCCTTATCGCTTATTTCTTGTGTGCTTGGAGCTTTAAAAGTTTCGTAGATGAATTTATCAAGCTTATCTTCAATGCGTCTTCTACGTGCTTTCATTCGCGCAATATCAGCTTCTAACTGCTCTATGTCAATATTTTCCTTTTCTTGCGGAATTCTCGGTATAGACCATACGTCTTCCGGATTGGTTATTATTTCGCTGAATTTTACTTGTTTTGTCTTACAGTCATAAATTTCTTTTTTGACATCAACATACTTTTTACTTTTTTGCAGTACTAAGAAAACGATTGCGATTGATGTATCTTCAAAAGCGTTTTCAACTGAATTTAATTCAACAAGTGAAGTCCCTAATAAATCACGAAACTTTTGTTCTTGCGATCTATACGTGACACCTGGAAAAAGAATGAAGAATCCATAGTCTTTTGTATATTGCATTGACTTCAAAACGAATATGTCATCAACTACACCTGATTTTTTCCACTTGAATTCACTTTGAATATTTAATTGTTCTATCTCTGATAAATCTTTAAATTTGACGGAAAACGGTGGATTCATTATGATGCAATCAAAATCTGTAAAACCAGATTGATTAAAGAAACTATCATTTATTACTTTCGATGTTGGATAGTTTTCTAGAAAAACATCACAAGCTTCTTTTTGAATCTCTATACCCTGTATGAATGATGCATTTACATATTGTTCTAGCTGACCACTTCCGCAAGCACCATCAAATACAGTTGGATTGTTTCCTACATATTGACGTACTTTTTTTGCAACATATCTTCGTAGTTCGTCACCAGTTATGTACTCTGCAAATTTGTCAGCAATCTTCCTGTTGTTAAACTCTTTCATCAGCTGCCACCTCTTCTAACGGTCTTCTTCCCATTTGCAGCACGTTGTCTCTCTTCTGTTGTGAAGCGTCGTGATACTTGTTCTTTTGGCGGCATACGATGCAATTTACAACCATCCGTTAACGCAGCTAATATTTGGCTAAAAACAAAACCTGTTTCTTCCCTACAGCCATACTCTCCAAGTGTTAGATCCATATGTCCCGAAAGGGCCACTTTAATAGCGTCACCCGATGGTGTTATGTAAATATCGACAATATTATTGGTATTAAAAAGACTTTTTCTATCTTCTGATAAAATCCACATATCTCTACCTTTCTGTGATAAAATGGTAGTGACATATTTCCGATGTCACTTAAGCGCTGGTTCCTGTTAAGACTGCGCTTTTTTTGTTCGTCTCTCGTAGTTCTAAATCTCTCAGCAGTGCATCACGAGAGATATGCAGAGCTTTCAATAAGTTGTCCTTTTGAATCATGTTTGGCCAAACATCAAACTTTCCAAGTTTCTCGGTTTCGATGTTCTTAACTTGCTTGAATAAGGCTCTTGCTGGTTCTCGCGTCATACCCAGTAATGTTTGAATATCCGAAATATTCAGATACGTCTTAGCAAGAACTTCTTGCGGTGTAGCTGTTGTTTTCATTGCAACTCCTTTCTAACTTCCAAGAAATTTGTTGATAAAGTACTGCTGACCTTTGCCAGTAACTTTGACTGTCTTGGTCGTTACGTTTACACCGTTGCCATCAATGTGGGTGCTTTCTTTTATTTCAAATAACCCTTGTTCAACAAATCTCTGCTGTGGCATATTCCAGTCAGCTCCTTTTCTGCTGCTTAGAAAGCCTTCATTTCTTAACTTTTCAAACAATCTATTCTGTCCGATTTGATAACCGTTCTGTGTAAGTATCTTGGCTAACTGACCGATTAAGATTGATGTTTTAGAACTTGCTACCGCATCAGCAAACAAGGCTTTAGGCTTCATTTTATTGTTTTCCAGCTCTAATGTAGCGATTGTTTTATGTGCAATCTCTAGTGCTCTTGCCATTACTCTTTCAGGACTGTTCCATGCATTCTCAACTTGAATGAAGTACTTTCTAGCCTGAGTGCCTTTTTCGTTACGCTGAAGCATCGCTATTTGTTTTGCTGTGTCAATGGTTAGCTGGTAGTCGTCAATCTCTTTATGAGCGCCATTATTTACAACCGTAAAACTTTTTACACTTGTAAAATCTTCACCCTCTGTAAGTCCATACTGTTTCATACGGTCAAACCAGCTGTTAAATCTTTCTGTTGCTTCTAAGAATTCATATAAATCTCTTGCTGAAACTGTGATGCGTTCTGAATCTGTTGTGTTAATTTTTAATAATTCGTTCATACGTTCCTCCTTTCTTGTAGATGTTTTGTCAACAGTTTAGCCAAAAAAAATGAGTTCAATTTCATTAGATTGTAATTGTAACGCCTTAGAAATATCTCTAATTTCTTCTGCAACGAATTGGCGCTTGTTGTGGAGTTTGTAGCTAAATGATGTAGTTGAGATACCAATAGTTTTAGCCATCTCTTCGATAGTGAAACCGTGTTCCACCATCTTACCTTTTAATTTTCTTGTGTCCGTCATATTTTCTCCTTTCTTGTAGATGTTTTGTCTACACCCTTATCTTAGCACTTGTAAATATATTGTCAACATTTATTTATTCTTTTTTTCTTAAAGTTGACGAATTAATAACAGAGTACTATTATGTGATTATTAAAAAGAGGGTATATGATGAAAAATATAGGTGCAATTATTAGGGATTTACGAGAAGCAAAAGGAATGACACAAGAAGAACTAGCCAATAAAGTTGGCTACACATCTAGAGCTGCTATCAACAAAATTGAATCTGGAGCAAATAAACTAAAACAAGAGAAAATTCAAATATTTGCCGAAGTTCTTGGCTGCTCTGTTAATGAGTTATTAGGCATTGAAGAAACTACACAGCAGTATATACGCAAAATTGCATTATATGACTTTATTTCCTGCGGAACAGGTGGTTTTGTCGATGATAACATTATCGACTATGTTTCCCTTCCAGCTGAAATGTTCAGTTCTAAAAAGGAATACTTTGCACAATATGCAAAAGGTGATTCGATGGCCAATGCAAATATCAACGACGGCGATCTAGTTATTTTTGAAAAAACATCATCTGTAACTAACGGGATGATTGGTTGCTTTTGTGTGGACGATAATATAGCCACTTGCAAGCGCCTTTCTATGACAAATGACCAAATTATCCTGTTGCCTGAAAACCCTTCTTATAGCCCTATTATTGCAAATGTAGAAACGTTTAAATGTATTGGCAAGCTTGCTTTTGTGATTAATGACCGTAGGGATGAAGAGGATAAATAATATGGGGGGTTTTAAGAATCTTCTAACTGCATTTTTTATGAAGCCTTTTAAACCAAATCTGCTTGAATCAGAAGAATATAATCACAAATTATTCTTAAAGCATCACGGCACAGAGGAACTATGGCAAGCAATGAAATCTCAATGGGTTTTTGCCGATAATTCCAAATCTGAATTTTATGATCATTATAAGTATGATGAGATGAATAAACGTACATACTCATTAGAAAGTAAGCACATAAAGCTACGAGAACAAATTGAGTCGGACTGGTCAGTAATGTATAACACTAAGTGTTTTGTTGGTCCTCTTGCAGATACTTTTGAACAATTATGCATAGAAGATATTAAAGTTTACCTGCAATCTATATCAATAAAGAGAGAATATGTACCTAACTTAGAGATAAATCATTTTAAAACTATGACGCGATTAGCAATGCTATATGATAAACAAGGAAAATATAATCAAGCGATAGAAGTATGCAAAAAAGCAATTGAGTTAGGTTTAGATGAACGCCCTCGTTTAACTAGACTGTTAAAAAAGCAAGAAAAGATTCAGTAGCGACCGATTAGCCACTACTGTAAAAGAATGTATTCTAAATAGGAGGACTGATATGGACAACACATATAATATTTTTACCGTAGAAAGACGTATTGATATAAAAAAGGAATGTAGTCGCATCCTGAGAACTTGTAAGGAAAAACGTTTTTTTTACCCAATAGACACTTTGGAATATAATTTTTATAGGTTATTTCTTAATAACTCTCATGTTGATATGGCGTATGCATCTATGTATATATTGCTGGTCTGTCATTGGTCATTGGTTATTGATCTTTATCAGAAAAGGTCGTTTTCGCTAATGCTCTTATCGTGTTTGGTATAAGCAGTAGGGCGTTTAGCAAAGAAGTCGTCTAACTCATTGCTAAACACTTCCTCTTCAAACCACATCATCGGTTTAGCCTCATCGGCACTGATGTTGAAAGGCTTAGTAAGTCCTAACTGGGTAAGCGAGTCGTCTAAGCGATAGCGCATATAGTTAGCGAGGTCTTTTTTGCCAAAAAAGTCAAGTTCGCCTTGCTCAAAAATCCAATTGAGCATCTTGTCTTCTAAAACAATGTAGTTGCGGATAAAGTCGGTAGCATCGGCTTCGGCTTTGGCTTTCATCTCAGGTCTTTCTTCAAAAATCTTCTTGAGGATATAAATACCCGCATTAGCGTGTAGTTGCTCATCTACCGATGTCCAAGCGATAATGTTGGCTACGTTTTTAAGGTATCCTTTAAAGCGTGCAAACGATAGCACGGTAGCAAACTGACTAAACAAAGAGGCATTCTCGATAATAAGGGTAAAGAAGAGAATACGCTCCATAGCGTTTTCGCGGTTTTTAGCCAGATACTCTTTTAGCACCGCATTGCGCTCTTTAAATACCGGCACTTCCAAAAGGTTTTCGAACTCATTGTTATAGCCTAATACCTCTAATAGGCGCGCATAAGCTTCACTGTGACGGAACTCGCACTCGGCAAAGGTAGCGCCCAGACCGTTAAATTCAGGTTTAGGAAAAAGGTCGTATAGGTCGCCCCAGAAGGTTTTAACCGACACTTCAACCTGCGCAATACCCAGCAGTGCGCGTTTGATAGCCTCTTGCTCTACGGCAGAGAGGTTTGATTTAAAATCCTGCACATCGGCAGTAAATTCAACTTCAGAATGCACCCAAAATGATTTGTGCATAGCGTTTACGAACTCCATCACCTCTGGATATTCAAAAGGTTTGTAGCTCTCGCGTTTGTCAAAGATTCCCATTGTTTTTGTTTAATGTAATATGTAAATGTACGAGCGGCAAAGATAACAACATTTTTTCACAAAACAGAAATTAAACTACAAAAAATAATGTAATCATCTCATACAAACTTGTCGCTCTTGCCTCACCACTCCCACTCGTCCCAGCTTTCTCAGCCCTCACAGCCTTCTCATTCCTCCCACCTGTCTCACCCGTCCCACCTGTCTCACTCGTCTCACCTGTCCCA